GTTGGACAAGAAACGAAACAGCGGCCAGCCCTCTCGGGCGAAGCCGCCGGGAAAAACACAGGGGAGAAAACGAACGGGGGAACTGTTCCCTCATTCAGAGCTGGGCTTTGAAGCTACGCTTCTGCGCGCCAGTCAATCCGTTGTAAGCCTTGAGCAAAGCCGCCACCGGATCAGTCTTGGGAGCACCGCGCTTAGCGGCCTTCGCCGCCGCCGCGCCTGTAGCTACCTGCACCAAGTACTTGACCCGGTTGTCCTCTGTGCTGTCCTTCTTGAATGTCAGGGCTCCGCCCTTGCGACTAGGGTGCGGTTTCACATCTGATTTCTCGGCCACATAGGCCACAGCGAAGACCCGAATGTCCGGGCCGATGATGCCTGCACTAGCGAGGGCGTCTGCCCAGCCATCGCTGGCGGACTCGATCTGGGCGAACACTTTGCTGGCGGCGTTGAATGCAACGGCATTAGCCGTGATGAATGCTTTGACTGACATATGAAACTCCTAAGTGAATGGGGGAACTGTTCCCCCGTATCGGCTAAGGGCCAATCCCCTAACCGATGCCTCTAGTATACGGATGGGGACAAAACAAGCCCTACGGGCAGGGCTTATTACCAGCCCTGTAACCCCCACCTATCCCCCACCCCCACAGATACGATGGCGTAGGGCGCTGGGCCACAAACACTATTCCGTAGCCACACCACAAATCTCAGTAATACCAAAGTACTCCCCCCCTAAAAATTTTATAAAAATCCAAAAAACCCCTTGTCTAATGTTAGACAAGCACAGATAAAAAAAGGGCCCCGGGGATGAGCCGGGGCCTTGAACAGGAGAGGAGGAAATGACTTTCCTTTCCCGAGGAGAAGCAGATGTCTTGCAACAACCGCCGAAGTAAGTGTATAGTGACACGCATCGGTAAGCAAGGCACAACGCCAAAACCCGCACATGCTTGAACACTTAATTAGTGAAGACCTAGACCCGGTAATCTCCGAGGGCCCCCCTGTGGGCTTCGTGCCGTTGGAGAAAGTATCACCAGAGAATCTGATCGACGCCCAGTCAGAAACAGCGGAGTGGTTAAATTCTTTGGGTCTGACCGACGAGAAGGTTCAAGACCAAGCAGCTACCACGACCGCCAGAGCGGCGTTCGCCGCCATCACAACCGGGACTACCCCGGGCAACATCCAAAACGCCCTGACCTCCATGAAGACGCCAGCCGCAGTGCAGCGTCTGGTGGGGATGCTGACCGCCTACGACTGGGAGTTCGTGGAACAGGCCAAAAACCTGAGAGGATATACAGTAGCGAAGCTACTGGAAGAAACCGAGAATCCCAACGCCAATATTAGGCTCAAGGCTCTGGGGCTCCTTGGTAAGGTTACCGAGGTTGGGCTGTTCACGGACAAGATTGAGGTTAAAAAGACTGAGATGTCCGACGACGAGATTGAGACGCGGATTAAAGAAAAGCTCAACCGGTTCATGGGCGTGGTCGATGTGTTGGATGTCACAGACACTGTGGAACTCCAAGAAAAACAAATCGAAATCGCAGAAAAACAAATAGAAACCGCAGAAAAACAAATAGATGCAGCTCAGTAGCATCACGACGCTCACTAAAACCGAGCTGGAAGCCCTGCACAAGGCGCTGCCATACTTGAACGCTAAAGAAAAATCCGAACTGCTGGCCGACTTGGAGGTCAGAGAGCGCCGCGCCCGTCTGCAGGCAGCGCAAGGAAACATGTTGGGGTTCGCCACAGCGGTCTACCCGGGCTTTAAGGTCGGCCCCCACCATAGGAAGCTGGCAAAAATCTTCACGGACGTGATCGAGGGACGCAAAAAGCGCGTCATTATCAATATTGCACCCCGTATGGGTAAGTCCGAGTTCAGTTCTTACCTGTTCCCCGCTTATTTTTTAGTCCAGTATCCGGAGAAAAAAATTATCATGGGTACGCACACGGCGGGTCTGTCGGAAGACTTTGGCCGTCGTATCAGGAACCTGATCGACTCAGAGGAGTATGGTGAAATCTTCCCCGCTACGGTTGTAGCGGATGACCAAAAAGCTGCAGGCAAGTGGTCTACGGCTGCTGGGGGTCAATATTACGCCGCCGGTGTGGGTGGCGCTCTTGCTGGACGGGGTGCAGACCTGTTCGTTATCGATGACCCACACAGCGAACAAGATGTAAAGACCAACAGCCGCCTTGCTTTCGACACAGCATGGAGTTGGTTCCAGACCGGACCGCTGCAGCGTCTGATGCCGGGGGGCGCGATCATTATCATCATGACGCGCTGGTCGCTTCTTGACCTCACGGGTCGTTTGCTGGACTACCAGATCAAAAACCCCGAGGCCATTCCTTGGGAGTTGGTGGAACTGCCTGCCATTCTTAATGAGGGCGAGGAGACCGAGAAGAGCCTGTGGCCTGAGCAGTGGTCACTGGAGCTTTTGAAGTCCACCAAGGCCAGCATCGACCCCCGGTACTGGAACGCCCAGTACATGCAGCAGCCAACGGCTGAGTCCAGCGCAGTTATATCCCGCAAACACTGGCGCATCTGGGAAAAAGACGATCCTCCCTCGTGTGACTACGTGATCCAGTCGTGGGACACGGCGTTTGAGACAAAAACAACCTCGGACTACTCCGCCTGTACAACGTGGGGCGTGTTCTATAACGAGGAAGAGGGCAACAGTCCCCAGATCATCCTGCTGGACGCATTTAAAGACCGTATGGCGTTCCCAGAACTGAAAACAGTAGCGCTTAGGCACTACAAAGAGTGGACTCCTGACGCGTTTATTGTGGAAAAGAAGGCTGCTGGGGCCCCTTTGATCCAAGAACTTCGCCAGATGGGCATTCCAGTTTCCGAGTTCAGCCCTAGCCGGGGCAACGACAAGATGGTGCGTGTGAACGCAGTTGCGGATTTGTTCACATCCGGTAAAGTCTGGGCACCTGACACGCCCTGGGCGCGGGCAGTAATTGAAGAAGTGGCTCCGTTCCCAGTCGGCGAGAATGACGACTATGTGGATACAACAACCCAAGCCCTTTTAAGATACAGACAAGGTGGGTTCATCCCATTGGATACGGACGAGCAGGAAGATAAGCTCTTTCGCCAACGCCGTGCAGCGTACTATTGATTTCAAGATTTAAGGATTCTTCATGGCTACCAATATCGACAAAGCGCTGTACCCTGCACCTCAAGGCATCGACGCCCTAGCAGAAGGCGAACCGGACATTGAGATTGAGATCGTTGATCCAGAAGAGGTGAACATTGGCGTCGATGGGTTGGAGATTAGCCTGACAAAAGAAGACCCCGCTGAAGGCGGGTTTGATGAAAACTTGGTTGATACCCTCCCCGAGGGGGAAATCCAGCAACTAGTCTCCCAGCTCTCCGCTGATATCGACAACGACAAGGGTAGCCGCAAGGAGTGGGAGAAAACATACACCGAAGGCTTAAAACTCTTGGGCCTGCAGATGGAAGACCGCACGGAGCCGTGGGATGGCGCTTGTGGTGTGTTCCACCCGATGATCACAGAGGCAGTGGTTAGGTTTCAGGCAGAGACCATCACGGAAACCTTCCCGGCACAGGGCCCGGTGCGTACCAAGATCATTGGTAAAGAGACGGTTGAGGTCAAAGAAGCTGCGGTGCGTGTGCAGTCTGACATGAACTTTGAACTCACGGAGGTGATGAAAGAGTTCCGCCCCGAGCACGAGCGCATGCTGTGGAGCCTCCCGGCTACCGGCTCTGCCTTTAAGAAGGTCTACTACGACCCGTCGCTGGGTCGGCAAGTCTCGATGTTTGTGCCCGCCGAAGACGTTCTGCTTCCCTACGGTACGACAGACCTTGATACCTGCCACCGCCTCACGCACCTGATGCGCAAGAACAAGGACGACATTGTCCGCTTGCAAGAAGCTGGGTTCTATTCGGATGTGGAGCTGGGTGAACCCAGCAAAAATAAAGACGACATCCAGCAAGCCAAGAACAAAGAGACTGGCTTCTCAGACATCAACGACGAGCGGTTCCTGCTGTGCGAGAGCCATGCGAATTTGGTCATTGATGGCGATAGCTTTCGCCCGGACGACTCAGCCATTGCGCTGCCGTACGTCGTTACCTTCATTAAGGGCACGAACACCGTTTTGTCGATCCGCCGTAACTGGGAAGAAAAGGACGACTACCACGCCAAGCGCCAGCACTTCGTACACTACCAGTACATCCCCGGGTTCGGTGCATACGGCTTCGGTCTCTTTCACCTGATCGGTGGCTTTGCAAAGTCCGCTACTTCCTTGATGCGGCAGTTGGTCGATGCCGGTACCCTTAGCAACCTGCCCGGAGGTTTGAAAAGCAGAGGCTTGCGAATTAAGGGCGACGACACCCCCATCGCTCCGGGCGAGTTCCGTGACGTGGACTTGGGCAGCGGCAACATCCGCGACAACATTCTCCCGCTCCCCTACAAGGAACCGTCCAACGTGTTGTTCCAGTTGCTGGGCACCATCGTTGAAGAGGGCCGTCGGTTTGCCGCGACTGCGGATATGAAAATCTCCGACATGTCCGCGCAGGCTCCCGTGGGTACCACCCTCGCCCTGCTGGAGCGCCAGCTTAAAGTCCTCACCGCAGTCCAAGCCCGGGTGCACTTTGCACTGAAACAAGAGCTGGGCCTGCTCAAAGCGATCATTCGTGACTACACGGACGTTGACTACGAGTACACCCCGGAGTACGGCACCAAGCGGGCCAAGCAAGCAGACTACGACTTGGTGGATGTGATCCCGGTCTCGGACCCCAACGCGTCCACAATGTCGCAAAGGGTCGTCCAGTACCAAGCCGTGATCCAGATGGCGCAGATGGCTCCGGACATCTACGACATGCCCCAGTTGCATCGCTCGATGCTAGAAGTCCTTGGGATAAAAAATGCGGAAAAACTAGTTCCGCTGCCCGATGATATGAAACCCACCGACCCTGTGTCGGAGAACATGGCGGTGCTACGCGGCAAGCCCGTTAAGGCGTTCTTGTATCAAGACCATCAGGCGCACATCCAAGTGCATATGGCTGCCATGCAAGACCCGATGCTGATGCAGCTTATTGGGCAGAACCCCAAAGCGCAGATGATGATGGCCGCTATGCAGGCACACATTGCTGAGCACGCTGCATATATGTACCGCCAGAAGGTTGAGCAGCAACTTGGCTTTGCCTTGCCACCGGAAGAAGATAAGCTGCCCCCGCAGATCGAGACTGCGATGTCCACGATGATGGCAAAAGCCGCGCAACAGTTGTTGGCACAGAACCAAGCGCAGGCGGCGCAGCAACAAGCGCAGCAGCAAGCCCAAGACCCCGTGTTGCAACTGCAGCAGCAAGAGATGCAGCTTCGTGCGCAAGAAGTGGCGATCAAAGACAAGAAAGTTCAGATCGACGCTGCCGCCAAGGCCGATGAGTTGGCGCTTAAGGAGAAACAGTTTCAAGCCGACGCTGCCTACAAAGCAGACAAGCTTGAAGCGGATCAGGAGCGTGATGGTGTCCGCATGGGCATCGAGATCGCAAAGAGCAAAGCCCAGACGGCACAACAATCGAGAGGCCCTCGTAACAAATGATTGAAGACTTCGCACGCGTATTGCGCGAACAAATACGTAACGACATGAACAACTACGCCGACGATTTGGCGGGGGGTCAGTGTCGCACTTTCGATGAATATCAAAAACTCTGCGGCGTTATTCAGGGTCTAGCCGTTGCGGAGCGTTATCTACTTGACCTTGCAGAGAAAGCGAAAAATCAAAATGAGTGAACTTATTCTTCCCCCGGGGATTGCACTACCTCCGCAAATCCAACCGACAGGAATGCCGGACGAAGAAGCGGATGCCGAATCAAAAGCCGGAGCACTACCAATCCCCACGGGCTGGAAACTGCTTTGTATTGTTCCCGAGGTCGATAGCAAGATCGCAGGTACATCGCTCGACTTGGTTCGTGACTCAGCAACTATGCGCCAAGAAGAACACGCCACAACCGTGTTGTTTGTTTTGCGTGTAGGCCCCGACGCGTACAAAGATGCCGCCAAGTTTCCTAACGGAGCGTGGTGCAAAGAAGGCGACTTTGTTCTCGTGCGTACATATTCCGGTACGCGGTTTAAGATTTTCGGAAAAGAGTTTCGCCTGATCAACGACGATCAGGTCGATGCTGTTGTGCAAGACCCTCGCGGTTTAACCCGCGCTTGAAGGAGTAGATATGGCAGGTGAAAACGACGAGTTCAAGTTCCCCGACGAAGTCGAGGGCAAGAACACAGATAACGAAACTGAGATCGAGATTGAGATTGTCGATGACACTCCCGAACGTGACCGGGGGCGCAAGCCTCTTGACCGTGAAGTAGCTGATCCGACAGACGAAGAGATCGAATCCTACTCTGACAAAGTCAAGAGCCGCATTAAAGAACTGACCCACGCACGTCATGACGAGCGCCGTAAGGCCGAGTCACTCTCGCGTGAACGTCAGGAACTAGAGCGCCTTGCACAACAACTTATCGACGAAAACAAAAGTCTTAAACAGCGATACAATGCTGGGCAAGAAGTTTACGCAACAACCGCTAAAGAAAAAGCGGAGGCAGACCTTGGTTTCGCACGCAAAGCCCTGAAAGATGCTCACGAGGCGTTTGACACGGATGCGATTGTTGCAGCGCAAGAACAGCTTGCAGAAGCTAAGATGCGCTCAGAGTCGATGAAAAACTTTAAGCCAACCCCTTTACAAGAGGATGGATATGAGTTAAAAACTCAACAGAACACCCAACAAGCCGCTAAACCCGACGAAAAGTCCCTGCGCTGGCAGGCCAAAAACCAGTGGTTCGGGCAAGACGGCTTCGAGGAATACACCAGCTACGCACTAGGGCTGCACCAAAAACTAGTCACCGGAGGTACTGACCCCCGCTCTGATGATTACTACGACCACATTGACGGTCGCATGAAGTCGAAGTTTCCCGAGTTATTTGGGAACGATGACAAGCCGAAATCTGGTGAGGTTCAAAAGAAACCTACAACAGTTGTCGCTCCAGCATCCCGTAGTACGGCATCTGGAAAGATACGATTGACAGCAACCCAAGTGGCGCTGGCTAAGAAATTTAACCTAACGCCGCAGCAGTATGCTGCCCAAGTAGCTAAACTGGAGAACCAAAATGGCTGAACCCCGGATTCCTCGTGACCTCGTGTCCCGCGAAAAAAACTCTCGATCAGTGTATGTTCCCCCGAGCGCACTGCCCGATCCGACCCCTGAGCCGGGTTATGTCTACCACTGGGTTGCTACGCATATCCTTGGTCAGGCTGATCCGACAAACGTATCTAAAAAGATGCGTGATAACTGGGTGCCGGTGAAAGCTGTGGATCATCCGGAACTGTTGCTTGCTGGCAATGCTCAAACTGGTAACGTGGAGATTGGCGGTCTTATGCTTTGCAAACAGACTGTTGAACAATACCGAGCCCGTCAGGAGTATTACGCTACGCAAGCTCAGAACCAGATGGAGTCGGTGGATAATCACTTCATGCGAAACAATGACCCGCGTATGCCTCTGTTTGCGGACCGTAAGTCCTCGGCCAGTCGCGGAAGCGGATTTGGTTCTGGTTCAAAGTAATTAGGAGTCCTTAAATGGCATCTACCGCATCTCCCTACGGCCTACGCGCCGTAAACCGTAACGACGGCATGCCCTATGCTGGCGCTACGAGTCAGTTCCTGATTGATCCTGCAGGTCTGGCATCCAACATCTTTAACGGCCAAGTCGTTATTGTTAACGCCAACGGTTATATTGCCCTGTCTACTGCCACTGGCGCAGACTTGACGACTAACAACCTTGGTGGAAACACTCTCGGCGCTTTGGGTGTGTTTGTTGGCTGTTCTTACATCAACGCACAAGGTCAGCAGATTTACGGCCAGTACTACCCCTCCGGCACAACCGGCGTGGTGACTGCATACGTGATCACTGATCCCAGCGTGACGTTCCAAGCTCAGTTGGATGGCACCACCACCCAAGCTGCTTTTGGTGCAAACACCTTCTTTGCTGCCGTTCAGAGCACCAGCACTGGTTCTACCACCACAGGTAACTCGACGAGCGCTTTGGAGTCCACGGTTGTTACTACCGCCGCCGCGTTCAAGATCATTGGCTTTGCCTCCCCGGTTGGTGATGCATTCCCTGACGTGCTGGTGAAATTCAACCCCGGCGCTCACGCCTTCACCAATGCCGTTGGCATCTAAGGAGTAATTAAAAATGGCTATTTCTCGTGCACAGCTACTTAAAGAACTCCTTCCCGGACTGAACGCTTTGTTTGGTATGGAGTACGCCCGCTACGGTGAAGAGCATAAGGAAATCTACGAGACCGAGAGCTCTGAGCGCTCGTTTGAAGAAGAGACCAAGCTCGCCGGTTTTGGTGCCGCACCTGTCAAGAACGAAGGCTCTGCCATCGCTTACGACAACGCGCAGGAAGCCTTTACCGCCCGTTACACCCACGAAACCATCGCTCTGGGCTTCTCCATCACGGAAGAAGCAGTGGAAGACAACCTGTATGACAGTCTGTCCGCCCGCTACACCAAGGCTCTGGCTCGTGCTATGGCCTTCACTAAGCAAGTTAAAGCTGCTTCCGTTCTGAACAACGGTTTTAGCGGTTCTTACCTTGGTGGTGATGGCGTTTCGCTGTTCGGCGTGAACTCAAGCTCTGCCCGCGTGGGCCATCCGCTGGTTGGCGGTGGTCAGAACTACAACAGCCCGACCGTTGGTGTTGATCTGAACGAAACCTCGCTGGAAAACGCCACGATTCAAATCGCTGCGTGGACCGATGAGCGTGGACTGCTGATCGCTGCCAAGCCAGTCAAGCTGGTGGTTCCCCCGGCACTGATGTTCTCGTCCAAGCGTCTGCTGGACACCGAACTGCGTGTTGCTACTGCTGATAACGACATCAACGCGTTGAAGCAAATGGGCACCATCTCCGGCGGTTACTGTGTGAACCACTTCTTGACCGACCCGAACGCATGGTTCTTGACCACCGACGTTCCCAACGGCTTGAAGCACTTTGAGCGTATGGCGCTGGACACCAAAATGGACGGCGACTTTGACACCGGCAACGTCCGCTACAAGGCCCGCGAGCGTTATTCGTTCGGCTGGTCTGATCCCCTCGGCATGTGGGGCTCGTCGGGTTCGACCTGATGAAATTAGAAAAGGGGCCTTGTGCCCCTTTTCTTTTTGAGCTATATTGCTTCAACTCGGATTTCCCCGGGGCGTAAGACTGACCGAGCAGACGACATGCAGACGGACGCCCCATAACTCGCATGTGAGGAATCATCATGGCACAAACTAGCTTCACCGGGCCTGTCGCATCGGCCAACGGCTTTATTGGTTCTGTTACCGGCAACATCACCGGCAACGTGACTGGCACGCTTACTTCTACGACCACTACCTCTACGGCTCTTCTGGCTATTGGCAACGCTGTCAATACGTCTGGCAAGGCTCTGGGTGCCACGTTGTACAACACCACCACCAAAACTTTCTACGTTGCTCAAGGCTCTACCGCTGGTAGCACTTGGATTGACGCTTCCGACGGCACCACGACCATTACCCCGGTCTAACTAGGAGCGCATCATGACGATGCAAACTGATGTCAAGTCAGCCCACTTAAATGTGAGCGGGCAAATGGTCGTGAGCCGTGCGCGGCTTAAGGCCCTGATCTCTATGGGCACTGCAACCGCAGGTACGGTGAACTTCTGGGATACGACGACGGCCCCTGTTGCAATCACGTATGGCCGAGCAGGCACGCTTATCACTGTAACGCTGGCGGCTCACGGGCTGTTAACGGGGCAGGTGGTTGGGCTGACTTTCGGGCCAGATGGCTCTTCTCGCGTTGGAACTAACGGCAACTATGCTGTCACAGTCCTAACTTCTAGCACGTACACGGTGACGGACATCAACTCCGGAACCGTTACTGCTGGCACTGCGGGCACGCAGGGAGCTCGATGGTTGATGTCTATGGACACCAACACTGCGTCGGACGTAATCACGCTGCCCATTCCGGGCGAAGGTGTTTTGGCGGTTGATGGTATTTACTGCCAGATGACTAACCAAACCGGCGTCACGATCTTCTATGGCTAAAACACCAGCATGGACCCGCAAAGAAGGCAAGTCGGAGAAGGGCGGCCTCAACGCGAAGGGCCGTGCGTCCTACAACAAGGCCAACCCCGGGAAACCCGGGTTGAAAGCACCGCAACCCGAGGGCGGGTCAAGGCGCGACTCCTTCTGTGCAAGGATGAGTGGAATGAAGAAGAAGCTCACCTCAGCGAAGACCGCGAACGACCCAAACTCCCGGATTAATAAGTCCTTGCGGGCATGGAAGTGCTGATATGACTGACCACACAGATAGCGTAAAAAACGTGCTTGACTTTGTTGCGGTGTTTACTGCTATTGGTTCGTTTTTGAACTTGCTCAACCCTTTGTTTGTGCTTATCGGTGCAATCGTGGGTGTCATGCGCATCTATGAAATGGCTACCGGCAAAGAGTTCAGTTCGCTCTGGCGTAAAAAGCGAGGCGATGATGCCGAGCACAAGTAAGAAACAGCATGGGTTTATGGCGGCGGTGGCTAAGAACCCCGCGTTTGCCAAGAAAGTTGGCGTGCCTACAAGCGTGGGTAAAGATTTTCTTAACGCGGACAAGGGCCGCAAATTCAAAGAAGGTGGCGATATGAAAGAGTCCAAAGCTATGGTTGGTAAAGAGATGGCCTTCATGAAAAAGAAGGGCGCTCCCAAGTCCATGATCAAACATGAGATGGGTGAGATGAAGATGGCTAAAGGCAAGCCGTTTGCCAAAGGCGGCGGCATTGAGTCCAAAGGCAAGACCAAGGGCAAGATGATCACCATGAAGTCCGGCGGCAAAGCCTGCTGATAAGGAGCTGATGATGGCAACTAGTGCATTTGGAAAAGCTTTCCGCGAAGCCCGTGCTTCGGGCGACAAATCATTTATGTTCAACGGCAAGAAGTACACCACTGATTTGGCAAAACCTACAACAGCCACTAAAACATCTACTAAACCGGAGTTGGGACCAGAGATGGGTTCTCTAATGTCGGCTGCGGAATCTAAAGACGCAGTACGCAGATTCGGTTACCCAAAAGGTTCTGAGCGTTTAAATAGCGAAGAAAACAAAGACGTTTCTGACATGAGCATGAAGCGTGGTGGCGCAGTTAAGAAGATGGCTTCTGGCGGCTCCGCTTCATCTCGTGGTGACGGTATTGCTGTTAAAGGCAAAACCAAAGGTCGGGTAATCTGATCATGAGAGCCAGCCGTGGCATGGGGGACATCAACCCATCTAAAA